ATTTTATATTCACCATTTAGTGGACACCTTACATTTAATTGTTTACCTGCATCTATAATTGATTGTACTGCTAACCTTCCAAACTCTTCGGCTCTACTTTCTTCAACCTCGTATTGGAATTCATCATGTACATTTACAACTGGAAATGCTTTGATTTGTTTTCTTATAACATATTCTTCTAGCAATGTCAACGCATACTTCATAACAATAGCACCTGCTCCTTGTAATAAAGTATTCAATGCTGCATGAGGATATCTTATTATTATTTTTCTTTGGTCAAGTCCTCTGACCCATCTTCGTTGAGCCACTCGTTCCACTTTTTCTCGTAAGCTTCTAAGACTTGGTGTTGCTCTAAGAAATTTTTCTTTAGCTCTTTCGCCATCTCTTTCCGAACCTCCAATGATACTTCCGATTTTTTTTGAACCTGCTCCATAGATAAATGCGTAGATAAAAGTCTTCGCCTTATCTCTTGATTCCAGACCAGCAGCAGTTTGATTTGCTGTGTGTATATCTCCATTAACGACTTCATGTGTGTACCTTTCATCATTCATATAGTGTGCTAACATTCTTAACTCAAGTCCAGAAGCATCAACACCTACTAGTTTATAACCTTTGTTTACTGTCCATAATGCCCTACATTCTTTACCATAAGGAGAGTACACAGCAGGAATTTGAGCCATGTTGGGCGACTGATGGCTCATTCTTCCAGTTATTGTACCATTGGTAATAACTTTGCCATGTACTCTACCATCTTCCTTAATGCCTTCAATCCAAGAATTAACTTGAGCAATTCTTTTCTGTAGCATTAAGAATCTATTTATTAATTTAGCTTCAGGTATATTATGTATTTGAGATAATACTTTCTCATCAACAATCACATGACCTTTATCTGTCTTCTTCTTAGGCTTCCACCCAAGTAACATTAATCGTTCAGCAATCTGTTGCCTTGAACCTAAATTAAATTCTTTGTATTTAACTTTAGTAAAGGGAACACCCTTCACATAACCTCTTGCTTTGTTATTAGACTTAGGTATAAACTCTTCTTCTACTTTCATTGGAGGAAAAGTTTGTCTTACCTTAGTAGTTAAGTCATTCATATCTTCTTGAAACTTAGATTGTAATTCATATGCTTCAACAACATTAATTTTAAATCCTCTTTCATGTTGTTTCTGAATTATTTGTGCAACTCTATGTTCAAGTTCAATTGATTGACCAAAGTTTGTTGTCTTCTTCATTAAAAATTTATAAAGTCTTTCAGTTAGTTCAACATCATTTCTACAATAGGTTAACATATCTTCAGAGAAATAATCAAACTGTTCAAAGTGTATTTTGTTTTGACCTAACTTAGTACCCCAATTTTTTAATGAGTGTCCACCATCTATCATAGGATTTAATAATCTAGATAGAACTAAAGTATCAGTTACTTTACAATTTTCAAATACATCATATCCAAAAATTTTATTAACTACTGGTATATCAAATCCAATTATATTATGACCTATAACTTCATCAGTTTGTTTTATTAGTTCAGCAAATCTATGTAACCTGTCTTCTTTAAACTGATAATAAGTATCGCCATGTTTACAAACAATACACCATATCTTATCAGCAGTCATGGTTGTTTCTATATCAAATACAACTTTATTAAAAGTCATCAGATTTTACCTCAGTTAATCTTCCAGTATCTATATCATATTTTAAATCACAACAAGGACCAGTAATACCAGAGAATCTATTCTTTAATACTCTTATCCTAGTGGTGTTCCGAACATCAGGGTCATCGTTCTGTGCGTCTCTCTCAAGCCCAATAACCATGTCACTTAGCTGACCTATACTAGCCGAACCTCTTAATTGTGATAGTGAAGTTGATGCTCCCTCTTCATGACCTTTACCTTCAGGTCTTCTAAGGTGTGATACAACTATCATAGATACTCCTGTCTCTTGAACAAGTGTTCTAAGTCTAGTCATAATCTCATCTAATGCTCTTCTCTCATCACCATGTTGTTGGTCGGATACAATAATACTTATATGGTCAATGACTATATACTTACAATCTAAACCTTTAGCTAAAAATCTAACTCTTGAAACAATATTGTCAATAGAGTTAGAACCAAAATGGTCAAACATAAATACTCTACCAGTACCTACTGTTGCATCAAAGTAAGTTTTCATTTCTTCTTTACTAACATGAACATCAGGTAAGTGTAGTCTTTGATTAGCTTCAACACTCATCAAACCTTTTGAAGTTATGACTGGTGTTTCTTCTAACATTAACAAACCTATATTATCTTCAGTTGATTTTATAATGTGATGTACTACTTCTCTCATTACTTGTGTCTTACCTAGTCCAGACCCTGCTGTAAATGTAACTAACTCTGAAGGTCTTAAACCATATGTAATTTTATTCAAACCCTCAAAAGGATATTGAACAAATGATTTAGTAATTGGTTTTAATACATCATCTAATAATGTATTGGCATTTATAATTCCATCTGGTGCAAATACTTTAGCATCCCAAAATGTTTTATTATATATTTGTATTTTGTTTTTAGTTAAACAATCAGACGCATCTTTAAAGCCTTCAGGTAAATGCATTATCTTACATTTTCCTGGAGAGAATAACTCTGCAACTTTCATAGCACCATCAATGCCATGCTCATCATTATCAAAATTTATAATAACATTATCAAAATTATTTTCTAACCATTCTAAACTATTCTTAATATCTTTTACTGCCGAAGATATTCCATTCTTAATACTTACTACTGGTGTATGATAGTTACCCTTTAACATCATTTGATAAGATGATAAAGCATCTAACTCACCCTCTGTAACAATACAATATTTATTTTTAGAAAAAAGATGTTGACCAAACAAGCCAGAATCTTTTGTATTACCTTGTATACTAAATTCTTTTAACTTAGTAAATCTAGTCTTCGTTGCTAACTTAGCACCTTGTGTATCATGATATGGGTAGTAGTGATTAGTGATAGTACCCATGCTATCCATCTTAACTGTAACTCCAAACTTCTTACAGGTATCCTCAGAAATATTTCTATCTATAATTTCTGCATAGTTAGAATCTTTCATGAAGTCTTTTACTTCATATTCATTTTTACTTTGTGTTGTTGTTGGTTGTAATTCCATATCATATTCCTTTATAAATTGTTGACATGAAAAACAATAAGCTGAATTGTCTGCGTTAACAGATACTGCATCACTACTAGAACATAGTGGACAGGGTAGGTGATATTTTATAAAACCTTTTTTATTTATTTCTTCCATTGTCGCCCTTAATTAAATTAATTTAGTCCAAAAAAAAGGAGTGGCAATNTCTCGCCACCCCCTCGGAGTAAGAAAAAATGAAACTTAAATTTCATTTCAACAGTTGGATAGTACTAAAAATCATCCTTGATGTCAACACCATTTTCAGATTGTTCTACTTCAAAATCTTCTCTAGGTGTATACTCTACTAGGTCTATGACCTGAACAGCTTGTAAGTCTAAGCCCATACCTTTTTTACCTTTGAAGTTCCATTCATAAGGTTTGTACATTACTTTAACTTTACTTCCATTACCTACTATTTTATCTAGTGGGTTCTTAGAAGCATCAACTAATTGTGGTTGAGTATTCTTATCACCATTAGCTTTACTGCATTTTCTTTTAAACTTTACTATATTAGGAATAGTAGTTTCATCAACAGTTGTTTCACCTACTTTTATTCCTTGCTCTTTTAATTCATTAGCAGACTTTTCATCTACTGATAAATCAATTGTCCACATAGGTTCAAACTTTTCGTTTGGTCGTGTCAGAGAAGCCCAGTAAGCTGTGCCTTCAATTATTGCCATATGCATTTCCTTTATTGTTATTGTTAATTATTATTGTATTACTATCATACTTCATCATCGGTGTCAACACTTGGTTCAATTTTATTTTCAAGCATTTCCTCTATCTTTTTATCAATGTTTAGTTTAATAGTTTGTTTCTTGTTCAGCTTTCCCTGAAGTTCACCTATCTTAGAACCCATAGATTGAATATCAGAATTAGCCTGTTCTAATTGTATTAGAATTTTTTTAATCTTGCTATCCTTTTGAATAATAATATCATTCAATTCTTGTTTCTCTTTTGTTAAATCAGATATTGTAGATTTATATTCTGTTAATAAAGATTTATCAGTCATATTTATATTGCTATACACTCTTCAGTAAATAATAATTTCAAAGGTAACACTACACATTTAGATGCTCTATAGTCTCCAATACTTTTAGTGTGTGTCTTCTTATATTTCTTTACTATTTTTTTTAGTCTTGATACTCTAAAGACTAACATACAATGTTCTTTTTTATCTAGTTCTAGTATATGAAACCACCATTTAGATTCTGTCTTATCTATACCTGAAGGTTTATTTCTATACTCATATTCAATAGCAATGTTACCAGTCTTTCTCCACCATGCTCTCTCAGTTTTAATTTCAACTTTACTTCCTTTAAGTAAATCGGCTACTCTCTTCTCTCTTATTTGTCCATACTCTAAGTCTAAATCAAACTTAGTATTTTTTCCTGTTGCCATTTTAATATCGTTCCTGTTGATGAAAGCTACATATATAATGAGTTAAAAACTTATGAATGTTTTTATGTTTAAAAAGTTTTTTAGCATTAGCTTCATGCAGTTGTTTAAACTTTCTGATTATAAATGTAGGTTCTAAATTTGCGTAATCGCATATCTCACAGAAGTGTGAGTCTGTTTTTGAAAACCAAGCCTTGGCTTCATGTATTATTTGTTCTCTTCTATTACCCCATGCATGAATATCTATATCCAATGCATCCATAATTGCTCGAACAATAACACTTCGATATAATAATACCTCAGATGTAATTGCTCTACCTTCGCCTTGACTTAGATGTTGTGTAGTACTATTGTTCAATATCATATTTCATTTTATCAAACACCTTGTTTAATAAAGACTTTTTATTCTGCTTTATAATCTTTAAATGAAACTGTTTTGTTTGTAGACTTTTCGCTATCGGATTTTTTGATTTTATTTTTAAATGTTTCTTCATCAATTTCTTCTACTGTATGTCTACTATGTTTCACTTCTTTACTAATTATATTTGAATATGGACTCCAATTTATTTTCTCTTTAACTTGTGCTAATGTAGTACCTGAATTATAATAGTCTTCAACGCATACATCTACATTGACCCATGTTTTTTTTAAAAAGAATTTATTGCTCATATTGGTTTGTCCTGTCTATTAAGTTATGTTGGATAAAAGATTTGTCTTTTAATTTAAAGACAGTATCTCTATTATACATTATAACTTTTGTCTTAACAACCTCTCTAAAAAATAAATATTATATAATAATATCAATAGTTTAGAGAGGTTCAGGGTGTTGCCTTTCTACTGTAAGTTGTATTGTGATTTAGATAAATCTTTTGTTAATCTTTCTTTTAATAAAGCTTTTATTTTCTTTGATTCAATTAAGTCTACTCCCATTACTTTAACATGAGTATTAAACCAATCGTTAGTTTCTTTTTTATTTTTTATTGTTTTTCTTTTAGTCATGCTACCTCCCTTAAAATTGTTATTGCTCTTGCATGAGCAGGATATCTTTTAATATATCCTTTCCACTCTATGTAACCAAGCATTTGATGAACACCACTCTTTGATTTAATATTCATGTACTCTCTTATCTCATCAAACTTAGGCATTATCTCATGTTTCTTTTTATATTCAACTAAATATTTAAATAACTTTAATTGTCTTGGTGTTAACATTTCTTTCTCCAACCATTTGTAATTTCTTCCTGACATATTTAAAGAGGAATACCATCATCATCTACATTATCTTTTTGATTATAAGCTATACTCTGTTCAAATAAAAAATATTCTAAGTCTTCATATTCTTTTTCTGAGAGCATTGCATTAACATAATAATCAGCACTATGTTTATTTATAAATTGTTTTTCTAACATAAACCTATCTGAATGTGTAAACTTACTCATCACCATATATTTTTTTGTTTCTTTATTTTCCATTTTTATTTTTCCTTTTGTTATGTCTGCCCATGTACCACTCTGAAGGCTCATAGTTCCATCGCTTACCATGATGTCCTCTTATATCAGCATACCACATACGCAATTTTACTATTAGTTTTTTTAAAATCATATTAACCTTATACCATAAATAAAAAAAATGTCAAGCATTAATTTACTACCTTTGCTTTACATATTTTATTTTCTATTAACCAATGTGCTTGTCTTCCAAACCAACCCTGAAGTTTCCAACAAACTCCAGTATCAATTAACATTTGCCATGCTACTAGTTCTTCCTCTGCACTCTCACTTGGTATATAACCTTCAGCTATACCTACTGCTTGATGTATGTCCACTACTAACTCCTTTGCTAAGTTTATTTTTTTATACTTTCTATAGTATTCAAGTTCAACTCTATTAGTAAAAACTTTCCTACCAAATATTGCTTTGTTAACTCTAACTTTTTTGTTCATAATAATTTATTATTTCATTAGCTACATTTATTCTTTGTTCAGTTTTTAAAAAGGGTAAAATCATTTTAATAACTTTATAACAATCTCTATGTGATGCTCCCCATTTTATTTGTTGCTTACCTAACTCCCCATTTTTTTTATATCTTCTTTTAGGATAAGAAAGAAAACCACATCCAAATGTTTCTATCATATCTTTTACAGGTTTAAAATCTGTATTAGTAACCTCAACTCTAATAGATTTACATGGATAAATCTTACCTCTTCCATTTTTTTTATCTCTTGTTTTAAATTCTATATGTCCTTCAGCATCTATAAATGCTGTTGAATATATTAGTTCTTGATTTAAGTTGTTCATTTTCTATGTCCATTTTTTATTAAGTTTAATTGTTCTATAAGTATAGCTTCAATAACTGCTAACTTACTCTCATCTCTTTGTGTCCACTCTGCATTATTCATTTCAATAATGTCATACTTCCAACTCATCCAGTCTTCAAGTATCTCTTTCATCATTTGCTCTGTCATACTTTTTTACTTGCTCCTTTCTTTTTCTCTTCATGATATTCATCATAACAATTATCAGTTTCATTCCAAGTTAATCTTACATTGCCTACATAGTAAACACCACACAGTTGATAATGTTTAAAATCTTTTTTCTTAACCTCTACCATTCCATCAAACCTTACCATTCTACATCCATCACCAGTCCAATAACCTCCTCCATCTTCATCATCCTTAGTTATGTTTTCAAAAAAGAAATGATTTAGTATTCTATAATCATGGTCATCACCCTCATGTTTAATGTCATCTAAGTGTTGGTCACTATAGATATGTCTAAACTTATATTCATGCTCACCATTTTGTTCGTGAAATTCACACATCCAATATTTCATATTTCCCTCCTTAATCTTTTAAACTCTGAGTACATTCTTTGTAGTTCATAGCTATTACATTTATCTATAAACTTATTTATTTCTCTTTTCATTTCTTGTCTATCCTCATATGCTTTAGCTTTGTTCTTATCTATAACTTCAAGATGTTTAAGTGTTAGTTCAGTCATGTTATTAACTCCTCTTGTATCTCTGATAAGTAGTCATCTATTGATTGACTTATCTCATCTGGTAGTTCA